CTTAGCGATGAATCATCCAGATGCATTCAAAGCTGTTGTAGAAACCGTAAAAAAATAAATTATTCATCACTCACTAATGAAGGTGGAGATTTCGAAAGAAGTCTCCACTTTTTTTTGGACTAGTTCTAACCCCCCAATAACAAACCGTACAAAAAAGAAAAACAATAAAAACAACCACAACCCCAATAAAATCAACTAATACAGATAAAAAACAAAAACACCCAACAAAATTCAAAACGTACAAAACTCCCATTGATCTACCGTTTACCTCCCACTACTCTTATTCATAATATCAGACAATATCATTAAAGCTTTGAAAACGGTATAACTAGCGCCAATACTACCGTTATCGTATAATTATATGAGGAAATACTATAAAAGTAAGATGATTAGGATAATTATCGAAATTTGACGTAAATTACAATTGGGGTTATCAATGGGGTTACAAATGGGGTTACAAAAAAGAGGAAAAACAAGGGCGTAAAACGATGCTTAATACTTATTTGAAACGTCTTAAAGCATATTTAACCCCTTTAGCTATGGGGGTTAATCACATCTAAAAACAGTTTTAACGCCTGATATACAAAGAAATAGTTGCTATTTAAGGCTTTAAATAAAAGAGATTGGTAACTTTGGTGTCCCAAGGTATTCATAACCGTAAGTTTATTAATTGCACGAAAGGTCACTTTAATAGGTGACCTTTTTTAGTTTAGCCTCCCGTTAAATAGGAGCATCTTCAGTGTCCTTATTTGACTTTGAAAATCGTCTAACTACCTCCTTTAGTCTTCCGATCTCTTCATAAGAATTTCTCAACTCCTTATCTTTCTCAATAAGAAAGTCCATTAAAGAGCTGTCTTTGTTTTTACTGCCATAGTCAGGTCTTGGTTCGTTTACTTCTGACAGATTGTTAGAGCTGTCTTTAATCATAGGAGCATCTTCATCGAAAAACCAAAGTACATTAAGATCGGGAAAGCTTTTTGATATAATTCTCAATTTATCCACGCCTAAACTACTTCCTTTGTCAAGAAATCCAGAAGAAAGGCCAGCTTTTGAACAAAAAGAACTCTTGTTCAAACCTTTGTATTCTAAGTACTTAATAAGCTTTTCTTTATCGTTCATGATATTTTTATCAAAATTCATTCATATAATTATACTATCATTCATATAACTATCTATATTTGTCAAAACAATTAAAGTTTGTCAGTCAAAAATATGAAAAAAAACAACTCCATAACAAAAGAAAATGCAATCAAGAAGCGATTGGAAGATTCTCGATACTTAAGAAACGGCGATATCACTGCGATTGCGAAGTCAGTAGGATACACAAAACAATCTGTTCATGCATTTATTACAGGAAAGACGAATTCAAAGGTTATCAAAATCGTATTTGACGAGTTTGTCGAGACCAGAAAGAATCAGATTAATGAATCAATTAAAGAAAACATTTAATGAGAGGCTACGAGATTATATACTTAGGGAACAAGATTATTGGATGGACGGCATTTGCCTGTAAAGGCGAATTGAGGTTCCAGTTAATGAAGCATCAGGATAAAATCACACTTCAAGAGCATGCTCCTATAAGACTGAAAGAGTTCATTCTTAACCCAACGACCGACTTTCAAAGATTTCAAACTGCATAATTATGACTTACGAATATCACAATAATACAATCGGTGTGCGTGTGAAATGGCTAATTGATGAAGCTATGATTATCACGGAGAGCAATTACAAGCAACTTCGAAGAAAAGGGCATTTAGTCGGTCTTCGAAGAGGTTGTAAAGGCACTGATGCATTAATTGAATTCGAAAGCATAAGCAGACAAGACATCAAGGAGTTGATTATTCAGAAAGCGGGCCATCCTAAAGACAAAATAACAAAAAACATGCTAGAAGAAATCGTACAAATTGACAATCAAGCGGCTGAGGTGTATGCTGCATTCAGAAAAGAGAATGGCGAGCAAATACCATTTGAAACTCAACAAAAGTACGTTCGCAATGCATCCATTCTTAATGGTATTGAGATATTAATCACAGATCACTACGCAAAATCAAGAGCTCTTGGACAAGGTAAAACACGCATGTGGCAAAATGTGTCCAAAGCGGTTAACAACTTCAAAAGATTTGAGCATTCTATTCCTGGTAACTACAGAAGAGTAAAAGCACTTTACGAAAAATACAAGGCAGTTGGTTATGATGCATTAATTCATAAAGGATTCAACAATGATAACTCATCCAAGATTACAGGTGCAATTGCTGATTGGTGGATAGTTCATTACTCTATGCCAACCAAACCAATGATTCCTGCGATCATGGATAAGTACGAATCTATCCGTGAAGACAATGGATGGCCATCACTTACTGAATCAGGTGTGATATTGTGGCTAAATAAACCCGAAAACAAACGTCTATGGATAGTTTCACGACATGGGAAATCTGAGTACAACAAGCATTTCGGGTATAAAGTAACTCGTGACCGCTCAAAATGGTTCCCAAATGCTTACTGGGCAATTGACGGAACGAAACTCGACTGGATACACTATTACGACAACGACCTTAAAATGGCTGCGAAATTGAAGATAGATCCAGTATTTGACGTTCACAGCGAGAAAATAATAGGCTGGTCCTACTCAACAACGGAGAATCACATTGATCACTTCAAAGCGTTGAAGTCGGCAGTCGCTACAACAGGAGCACGTCCATTCTTAATCACTTATGACGGTCAGTCAGGGCATACGACTACAAGAATGCAAGACGTGTACACCAATTTAGTCGCTAAGGATGGAGGTGTTCACTACAAGCACCAGGCTTATAGATCATCCTCTCCTGTTGAGCAGATATTCTCAAGATTTCAGCAACAGATTTTGAACCAGTTTTGGTTTTCAGACAAACAAGGAGTTAGAACGAGATCAATGAATTCTCAGCCTAACATGGAGTTCATTAAGAAGAATAAACACCTATTGAAATCTAAAGAGGAATTGATAAAAGCGTGGGAATATGCGGTTAAAAAGTGGAATGAATCCAAACACCCGAAATTCAAGAACATGACACGAAATGAAGTATTTGCACAAGAAGCTCCAAGACGTGAAGAATTTGATATTACAGAAATGGTAGAAGTGTTTTGGATGGAAGAAACCAAAGGCAATAAATACCAAGGCGATGGCATCAAAATGAAACTTTCAGGTGAGACTTACGAATTTGAAGTGCGTGACAAAAACGGCAACATTGACTTAGAATTCAGACGCAAGTACGTTGGCGAGACTTTCAAGATTAGATATGACCCTGAATTAATCAATGACGGTGTTCAGCTTTGGAAGACCACCGCAGACGATAAGAAGACAATGGTTGCCATCGCTCAACCAAAGAAGAAACACGAATCTATTCCTGCATTAATGGAGGAAGGTGATCATGCAGATTGGTTCAAAGACTTTCAAATCACCGAGCAAGAATATGCACGTGACCTTGAAGAGATAGAGCGCATACAACGTGAAGTAGGCTTAACACCTGAAGAATTAATAGAACAACAAGAATTAGCAATTAAAATGGGCGGAGACGTGCCTAAAGAGATAAGAAGCGCAGCAGAGGCTGATAGCTTCCTTAATAGAATATAAACCATGAAGTCAATAGAAATGGAACTCAAGACAATTATAACGATGACTAGTAGAATGAAATTAAGGACTACCGAAAACATAGATCAGGTATTACACAAATTTCACAACGATCAACCGCTTATGAAATTGACATATATATCCAACGACACCCATCAGGAGGAATATTGTTTCATAGTCAAAGCTCGCGTTGAAATGATAGCAGAATTAGTATAAATCAAAATAAAAAGCATACAACTATGAATACAACAATGAAAGCAGAAGTAACCCAAGAAGTTACAAGATTATCAAAGGCGACATCGCAGAACAAAGTCGCAACGAAAGCAGGAGTTTCCTCCGCTACAATATCGCAGATCATTAATGGCAACCATGAGTTAATTGCCGATGAAATGTGGAGGAAAGTAAAATCTAACCTGAACATCTCAACAGGTTGGAAGATTGCACCAACCAAGAACCTCAAGGGATTAACTTCTCTTTTGGAGTCTGCGAAAAACAGAAAGCTATCTATCGCAATAGCTTACAACGCAGGAGCAGGTAAGAGCTCAGCTTATAGATTGTTCTCAAGAACTCAAGGGAACGTGATCTACATCGAATGCAAGAACTACTGGAGCAAGAAGTCCTATGTGAAGAACCTCCTTAAAGCGTGCGGAATTCGACCTTATGGCACAACGGAGGAGATGATAGAAACTTTCATTGATCACGTGAAAGCAATGAACGCTCCTATTCTAATAATAGATCAATTCGACAAGCTTAAAGACCCATCAATGGACTTATTCATGGATTTCTACAACGAACTTGAAGACAACTGCGCATTTGTAGTGTCAGGAGTTCCTGCGCTTGAGAAGCGCATAGTTAGAGGAGTTCAACACGATAAAATTGGATATAGAGAACTCTATTCAAGAGTAGGACGCAAATTCATCAAGCTAGACCCTATCAGCTTATCAGATGTCGGGTTGATTTGTAAAGCCAACGGAGTTGAATCTAAAGAAGACATCCAGTACATCTACAACAATTGTGAAGGCGATATCAGAAGAGTACGCAAGGACATCGAGAGAATCCACCTTTTAAATGCTAATTAAAACCTGTTTAAATGCAAATTAACAAGACATTAAAAAGAGCGACGAGCATTGATGAACTTCTTAAGATGAAGTTTGACACGATGGAGTTCTCTGGCGAATGGTTGGACTTTGTAGGTACCCCAGAAAAAGCAGGCTCATGGATTATATGGGGGAATTCAGGAAATGGAAAGACAAGATTTTCACTTCAATTAGCAAAGTACCTCTCCAACTTCGGAAGAGTAGCCTATAACACACTTGAGGAAGGAAAGAAATTATCCTTCCAACGTGCTGCCCGAGATACTAACCTAAAAGCAGTGAATGGAAAAATGATCATTATATCAGAAACAATTGAAGAATTAAGTCACCGATTAAAAAAGAATAGAGCCCCGAAAATAGTAATCATAGACTCCCTTCAGTATTCTAATTTGAATAAAAACAAATACAGTGATCTTATCAATACACACCCAAAGGTGCTTTTCATATTCATAAGTCACGCTGAAGGAAAGAATCCTAAAGGCACAACAGCAGACTCTGTAAGATATCACTCAGATGTCAAAATCAGAGTTGAAGGTTACAAAGCTTTTGCGACGTCTCGATTTGGAGGAGGAGAGCCATATACAATTTGGGACCACGGAGCAGAGCGCTATTGGGGAATGGAAGAACAATAAACATACAACTATGAAAACAAAGGAAAAAACAACAGTCGAAAAGTTGCGAAGAGACTTGAAAACGCAGCAAACACAAGTAATGCGATTGAGCAATGTCAAGGAAATAGACTACAACGCCTTTCAATACGAAGTAGGAATGCAAGTCTTAGAAGCTCACATGATAGAAGATGAGCAAGTCAGACGATTTTCATCAAAGAAAGAGTATTGGAATTTCTTCAAAATGCTGTGGAGAAATCATGAGCGTGCAGTGATCTACTTTCTGAACGAAAAGCAAGAATTCGACTGGAACGATTATCAGAATAAAATGCAAGAGATGGTTGAATGTAGACGTACATGGCTATCACTTCGCCAGTACATGTCAATTAACAATAGAAACAATGGAAGATAGTAAATGGTACTCTGTAGAGCTCAAAAGACGGTTGAAAGTTGTCGAAGTAAAAATAAGAACAGCTGAAAATAAAGTACAATCTATGAGCACATCTGAAGATGACTTTATTGAAGAATATAGGAAGCTAAACCTGCTTAGAGTAGATAAAAAAACGATTCAATCAAGAATAGATAACATGGGGAAGTCTCACCCAGGAATGGAGACAATTACAATTCCAAAAATAAAGGATAAATGAAAAATTACAAAGCAACACATCAGAAGTCCAGCGAGACAGCTTGGATAGATGAATCGGGAAACCAAACGCAGTACAGCCGTTTGTTTACGTACGAGAAGTTAATGGAAAAGAACGCAATTAAACTTTTCAAAGACGCAATTAAGGTAAACGAAGTACTTCACGATTTCAAAGAGAAAGTTAGAGAGATATGTGAGGAGGTACATGAGCAATATCTGAAAGATAAGAATATCGATGCAAAAGGAAAAGGAAATTTCACTTGGTACAATTTCGACAGATCAATCAAAGTAGAGGTAAGCATTAATGATCGCATCACATTCGACGATATGGGAATAGCAACATGTAGAGAACTGTTCGACGAATATCTGAACGACACCTTGAAGAACACAAGAAACAAGATGATTTCTAAAATGCTACATGATGCATTCACGACATCAAGAGGAAAGCTTGACACCAAGAAGGTGATGAACCTTATCCGATATGAGAATGAAGAGGATCACCCGAAGTTCAAGAAGGCAATGGAAGTATTGAAGGACTCAATTAGAAAACCAAGTTCAAAGACTTACTTCCGCATTTGGGCAAAAGACACAGCAGGCGAATATCAGAACATCGACCTCAATTTTTCATCAATAAAATAACAAAATCAATGCATTTCTTAAAGAGACTAATTTACAAGAAAGACGGCACACCTACATTTGTAGGAAAGCCAGTGAATAAAATTATTAAACCGAAAAAGAGAAGCTACAAGACGCATTGTCTATTGAAGTTCAACGGTGAGCCAATAAGAAAGTTCGACACCAATGTGACCGCCTACTCTTCCGCTCAAGCTGAGAAGAAAGTGAAAGAAGGCTTGAGCATTTCAGTTGTTAAAACTTATAAAACCAAAAAGAGATGAAAAGACCGAAAGTAATATCAAGATTAAACCTTCCATCCCGATTTCCATTCGGGGTGGTTGCCATCCTCCTTTGGTTTGGAGAGAAATTACAAAGCCCTGCTTATTGGACATTAGCAATTATAACTATTGCACTGATTGCAGCGATTGTAATGTTTAGACAATTCACAGAGCTAGAGGTTGAACTCAAAGACTTAGAGGAATCTCCTAGATTCTCAGTAGTAGAGTGCAAGGAAAGCGGCGACTATTGCATTAAGGAAGAGAACGAGTATTGCGCCGCTGATACTTGTGAATTAGAATCAAAATAAAACCAAAAGCAACTATGAAAGAGCCAAAAGTAACTAAAGAATCTATAATCAAAACGACTAAAGAACGCATTGAAGAGTATTCTAACATTCTCAAATATGACACCTTAAGCGAGAGTTATAGAGATGAAACAAAAAGGAGAATTGAATTTTACGAATCTATTATTTATCACTTAGAAAACTAAACTTCATGAACTACTCCAAGTATTTCGCAATAGAAAAGAAGTTGAAGCAATCAGGGATGCACATAGATCGTGCTGAACTGATTGCAGACTTCACAGAAGGCAGAACATCATCCTTGAAAGGATTAACACCTGCCGACTACCGAGAGTTAACCAATCTAATGAGTGCAATGCTTCGCAACAATGATTTCAAAGACGACAAGGCGAACAGGATGCGCAAGAAGGTGATTGCTTTACTCTGCCAATGTGGCTACACTTCCAATGACCGTCCAGATATGCAACGCATCAATGAATGGTGCATTAAACGAGGACACGCTAAGGTAGAATTGAACGAATACAGAGGTAATGACCTTTTAAAACTTGTCTACCAAGCAGAGCAATTTTATAAAACAACATTTGAACAACTATGAAGTATACAAAGAATATCCACTTGAAATTAGCAATTAATGGATTTAGGCACTGCCTCTCAAAATATGTTTTTGATAAATCATTACAAGAAAAAACTCTAGAATTAGAAGTTTGGGAGAAAGGAGTAATAAAAGTTGAAATTTCACATCACCAAAAGAAGCAGGTGAAAATTTCAATACCTGGTTATAAAGACTTGAAAGTTACAGATGCTTTTGAACTTCAAGTTTTAGACAAAATTTTTAATAATTAACAACTATGAAAGTTAAAATCACATTACTCACTCACGGAGCTACAGCCAACATCATTGCAACGTATTTGCAAAAGCGTTTCAAACGTCTTGAAATTAAATCAGGCAAAATGAATAATGCGCAATACAAAGCATTGATGATGGTTGTGCCTCGTACAGTTGATAAGTTAGAAAAATTCAAGACACATTATGAAGGTAGAGTGCTCTATGAAATCATTGAACAAAAGAAAAAAACACTCTTCACTGAAATGATGGAAGCTTATCATTCCTGGTACTTAGAGAGAACAGAAATCAACCCCAAAATAGATGGAGTGGCAGGAAGACACCTCAAGCAGATCATCGCTTATCTCAGAAAGCAATCTACCAACGATGATGAAGTCAAAGAAGTGTTTCAATACCTCTTGAATAGCTGGGATGTTCTCGACGATTTTTACAGAGAACAGAAAGAACTCAGACAAATCAATTCAAATATAAATATCATTCTAAAAACAGTTAAACATGGAACATCAGATTCAAAAACACAAGCCAAGTCTGTATCAAATGATTTCCGCCAAAAGTTCTAAGATTGAATTAATAGAGCACTTCGGAGCAATGACACTGAGACAGGTGGTAAAAGAACAACCACCTGCCATAGGTGCGCTGGAAAGGCAACATGGAAAAGAAGCGATAAGTAACGCAATAGCGGTAATAGTTTCAGACCTTAACCAATCTTTTGGTGGCGATATAGGAAAGGATGATATCCTTGAGGTAGTGGCAGAAGTGAGAACAGGCATCACAAGATCAATATCATTAGAAGATTTGTATCTCATCTGTCAAAAAATCAAAACCTCCTCCACTTACAAATTGAAAGTACCCACCATTCTCAAGGCTGTGAACGATCACCTTGCAGAGAAGTCGAACATGGTGATGAATGAGAACTACAACAAGCACCTTGCGGGTAAGTTTGAAGGCGAACGAAGTAGTACAGACTACCGAGATGATGAAGGATATAAAAAAGCGAAAATTGAGTATTTAACGAAACAAGCAATGAAATGAAAAAACGTCATCATCTACATAAGGACGTTGATTGGATTAAAAACAACTGGCCTTACATTGAGATATCGAACTTTACTCCTGGAGGTCATTTAGTAATCTCTGTAGGTGTTCGAAAAACAGGAGGATCAGGAAGGATTTTCTTGGAAGACGAAATTCAAGAATGTAAAAACTATATAAATAAACTAAAAAAGAAATAAAATGAAAACAAAAATCACAACAATTTGGACATTAACAATAACATTCATCATTTGCGCCATTGCAGGAATGTTGTATTATGGATATACAGTAGGAGCGATATTTTTGGTTGTCTTATGCTTATCTGCAGTTCACTTCGTACTTGTACATGTAATTGATAAGCCAGATTGGAATAATCACGACTATATGGCGTATAGAAATCATGTGACGAGTGACTTTTTCAATCACGAGTTACGTGAATCGGAACATAGCGATTCAAAGTGGAGCAGAATAACCACAGAAGAACTTAAAGAACGTCGAGCTTTGTTAGATATCCGAGAAGAAAAAGGTTCTTTCGCACTAACTCATGAAGAGTGCAAGAGACTCGATGAACTTACGGAGAAACTAAAAATTACATATAACCATAATGAAATAGAACTGTGAAAAATCTAAACGAATTTGAACGCCTAGTATTCGAAATGAGAAAGCAACAGAAGTCTTATTTCAAGACGCGAAATCAAGGCACGCTAAGGTTGTCCAAGCAATACGAGATTGAAGTAGACAAGAGACTTTCTGAGAAGATAAACAACCAACAGCAAGGTGCTATTGATTTTGGATAACACAAAGCTAAAAATAAGCTTCGCAGTCTGTGAGGCTTATTTTTATTAATTTAGTAACCAATTTAAAAACCAATATATTATGAAGAAAGCAATATTAACAATAGCAATAACCGCACTTATGGTAAGCTGCGGAACAAATGATAAAGAGCAGATGTACGCTAAGGCTACAAAATACCTAGACGGAAAACTCAATACAGAAGATGAAAAAGGTTTTGTAGTGTTTAAGGAGTTGGACACACTGGTTGAGTTATCAGAAAAGGATATGGCTCTTGTGAAGCGCATACCGTTAATGAAGGAATTAACTAAATCTGTAAAACATTATAAGGAATTTAAAGCTATAGATGAAAGGTTTGATACTGGAGAGGAAAATTCAGAAACTATTCATTATCGAAATATAGCAATCAAGCTTCAAGACTCTTTGAGTAATATGGAAGAACGAGACGATGAATTGGATTCTACAAATATTGCAGGATATATGGTGAGCGTTAAAGCTGAAGCTACTGAAAAAGCAACAGGCGCAAAATTTAAAGATTTAAAGTTTGAAGTGTATTTTGATGAAGACAAAGATGTAGATGCAGTTTTAAATTCGTATTTATATGAATGGAAATAATGCCCAACAAAGCCCAACTTAACAACTTGGGCTTTGTTATTTAAAATCGTTTGCAAAAAGCATTATCTTTGCTATATGCGAGGTCAACAATCATTATTTTCATCAAAGTTCATCAGAGAGGAAGAACCACGGTCGAAGCAAAGGCCACGTAATGTTTATCAACCTCTACGAAATAAAGCATTGATAGCACGCTACTACTTCCATGCTGAAATCAACAGATATAGATACGATGATTGTATTGCATTACTGGAGCAGGAGTTCTACTTAACAAGCCACAGAATCATAAGTATTTTAAGCGACCATACACATAGAATCAACGACCTCATACAGGAAGAACCAACAACAAAGGATTTAGCGGAAAGGCATCCTCATTATAACTGGAAGGTTAGGTAATTATGAATTATGAACGATGAATTATGCAGAAAACAAAACTAGTACTGACAATAGAAATTGAAGAGACATTAGGCCAGACAGCTAAGCTTTTTTCAAGAATAAAAGAAAACGATGGAATTATAAATATTAAAGATATATTCGATTTAGACGATGAGGTGACTGTGCTAAGTCTATCCGACATTCATTCGGTTGAATCGAAGCCTATATTTATCCGTGGTCATATGATTGAATCTAGTTATCCGCCAAAAACAAAAATGCATTGCATAGTCACTAAACGAATAGTTAGACTTTAATTTATGAGCCAAATAGAGGAGTTAGCAGAAAAAATTGGTAAAGCGTTTACTTTTGAAGATGAGAAACGTAGATTTTCTAGCATTCTATATCTCCCCAAAAGCCAAACTAAAATAACATGTACTAAACTCATGGAAGGGGAAACGATTGTGCTTTCATTCTCGAGTAACGAAGGAAAGTTTGGAACAGATGAGTATATAGATGAGTTTAGATTCACACCAGAGCAGTTGCTTGAAGTGTTGAGAGATCATGAAGATAAATATGAACGATGAACGATGAATTATGAGTATAAGTAAGGAGGAATGGGTGAAAGGCCTAGATGAAAGTACCACGAGTAAATGGGCAGACCTCACGGTGATGTTAGGTGATAAAGAGATACAAGGTGTTAAGCCAACGGAGTACAAAGCAGAATTGATTAATCCTGAACTTTTACCTGCTTGGGAAAATACATGTCAAGAATTTGTTGAAGCACAATCGGAAATGAGAGAGTTAACTTATCTCTACGCTGAGGAAATAGGACTAAAAAGAGACCAGTTTATCATTGATGCATTAGCAGCGAAAGGTTTTGTTTTTGAAAATAAAGCTGAATTGGCCGAGTTTGCGAAAGATAGGTGTACAAGGACTTTCAATCCATCAACTATGAAATATACATTGTATGTAGATGAAGATATTGCTATATGTAGCTGGTATAACACACGAAAGATGACAGTTTCTGAATGTGGTACAAAGATTAAGGTAGAAGCAGGATTTAAACCTTAATAGACGAAGCCCAAACGCCTCTGCCATGAGCAAGCGCATCAATTAACATGAATGACTACATGTGAGAATTATAGACGTATAAATTCAAGGGCAGTCTCCAGTCGTATAGCCGACATCTTTAATTAATAATTGTAGTGAAGTCAACATTAACCTGCGTCCCTTCCTCAATTCCACTTCCATCGTATAAATGAGCTCTAAAAGTTACCTGCGTTACTTTCACTTGATCATAACGCTTTGGCATATTGCTTTCGCTCCTCAACATCTCTGTTGTAATTTGATGTCCATTAACGTCCATCATATCCTTCCTCTGCAAAGCTTCATATACTTCTTGCGTGAACTCTAAAGCAGGCACTGGTGAGTCCTTCACATCGTAAATCACACAGTGCAATCTAACACGAACTTCGCCACTTTGTCCTGGCGTTAATTGGTCCCAATTTACAGGGTCAAGAATTTCAACAAAGACAGCTCGTCTTGGAATAGCTTTTTCGCTTTCATAATTTCGATATTGGTCATTGTACCAATCAATCAACTTGATGCTTTGAATACCGTTTAATTGCTGTTTAATGGCCGTGTAAAGTGTGTTATATATAATCATCTCATGATTCGTTTTAAGTCCTTAATTATCTTTGCTTCAATCTTCTTGTTTAATGCCTTTGATTTTCCCATAAATTGGCGTTGTGGCATCGTTGTGATATGCTTACCGAATACCTTCATCTGTCCACCTTCGTTGATCAGTTGCGCATATTCCGTATTTGCTGTGATCTCCACACGCCTGCCATTCTTCCTCCAACGAATTCCATTCATTAAGTTTCCAGTTTCTCCGCTCAAAATCTGTCGAGACGTTGCAGCAGGAGAATAGTGTGTATAACCGCCTTTCCTCCTGCTCTTTCTTCCTGGTCTTTTTGCTGTGCCTTTGTATTTGAAACCATACCAAGGACTTTCAGGTTTACGTCGCTCAACTTCGTCCCATTTCTGCAGGGAGGAATCTGTAAAACCTTGGTTCTCGAAACTTTCTTTGAAATGGTTCACACTTTCCACACCTATACGAGTTTGAATGTCATTCTCTAGGTAGTCGTTCAACTTCCTTAATTTCTCTTCCCATTTCTTGAAATCTGCCATTATAACAATTCGTTTTCTAATGATTTGACAATGTCCGTCAACTCAACATCTCTGTTGATAATTGTCGTTTTCGCTTCGTTTCTTACAATCACAAAGTTACAACCTTTGTTGTCTGCAAAGCCTTTCAGGATGTTGTTTGCAATTTCGTTCAAATTGTTCCTGGACAGTTTTTCTCCAAGTTCAATTCCAAGGAAGGACTTGTTAATTTTCTCAAGAGATTTTCCTTTGTTGTACTTATCGAATAGATTCTTTTGGTCAATCGTTGACAAGTCACCATCAACTTTATTGTAGCGAAGTGGAGCGTTAGATCCTCCCATCAATTCAAATGTCTTTCCATGATTAGCAGTTGACGTATAAGCGAAGTCTAAACGTTCTTTCATTCCTTCCTTCGGATGCGTGAGGCTTAACTTGACTCTTCCCTTCCCAACTTTGCTTTCAACAAATTGATTAGTAAGATGCTTCTCGGCCATGGTATCGTGAAAACGCTCCACTTTCTTCTTTTCAGATTTTGGAACATCAGCAACATAAGGATGCTTATTGTCGTAAACCTGTCCAGTTCTTCCTGCGTTTCCTGCAACTCCATCAATAGGAAGTGGAGCTTCTATGGTTGTCGCTTCCGCAGGTTCATCGGTGTTCGTTACCCAACAATTACAACCCCAATCTAACGGAGGATTAAGCGTGTCCCATACAGGATCATTAATTGGTTTAACAATTCCATAGTATCGCTCATGACTTTCTCGAGGTTCAGCAGATCTACTCGGCATGTATTTCAGATTCGGGTAGAGATTACTGTCTCGTTCAAAGTCCTGCCACTGGTTAGCAGCAGCTGCTTGTTTCTGCGCAATGTTATACTCTGCACGCAAATAATTGATGTTGTACTTAGAATCAACCTTTCGATATTCCTGCAGGAACTCATCAAATGAACGTTTGTTGCCATCCGCATCGGTTAAACTGGCTTTCATTTCTTTGTTCATTCTATAAGATTTGAACGCAGAAAACACACCTACATTCTCATTGAGTTGTTTCACAGTGTCAAAATCTCTCACGTCATAGCCAGTTGTTCCATAGCCAGCAGTCACACCTTTGCGCAGCTGCTTGTCCGTTTCCTTCCAAACTTCCTCAACAACTTTGTCAATGTTACCGTCATAGAAGTCTTTGGCCACTTCCTCAGATTTAGCCTTGGTAAACAAACGACGGTTGCTTTTCATCACTGCGTGATCATAGACCTCTCTCAATGATGCCCCGAATTCAATGTCGGGGCTTAGTCGAAAAAAGACGAAGAACCTAAAGCTTTTGCACTGCTGTCTTCAATTGGATTAACGCCGTTCATTTTTTGCTCAATGACTGGAATTCCAAAAGTATCTTGAATGTATTCAGGATCAACCGTGAAATGATTTAAAACACCGCTCACAATTTCCCATTCAGCTTTTAGGTCTTTTTCCCTGTTGAATTCAAAATGGAGGTTAGCAAACGGATACCCCATCTCTATCATCTTAGGCAACCACTCCTCATTGATGATGCGCTCCATCCATGTTTTATCTCCATTCCAAATCTGCTGAGATAAATCCATTCCTACTTGCTCCTTCGCTCTAGAACCTTCTTGAGATTGCTCTCCAATTACAGAGCCATTCAACAGTTTGGAAATCTCATTAGCGGCCAAACCTATCAAGTTCTTGTATAACGAACCGTCAGAACTCGGCACATCCATGAAGTCGAATTCTTCATCCGTTCCAAAGACACCATAGGTTGAAGTTCCCATGTCTCTCAACATGATTTCCAACTTATTCAAATGTTCCTGGTCTCTACTTGGTGTCTTCACGTATCTTGGAGGGATACCAAATATCTCAGTGAACTCACTCCAAGAAGCTTGAGCAAATCGTTTGTAAAGAACATGCGGCACTGTTTTGTTCAGCAAGCCTAGATCGTAATTATCACCAATTTCGAAAAGCCAAGGCGTGTACTTTGGATTGTCACGGTAAGTCACACCAGTCTCGTCACCAACGTTCTTAATGACAATTCCTTTCTCAGGTACAACATGCCAACGGTTAACAAGTTGCACGTCTCCAATTCTACCTTCAGCGGTTAAGTCTGTGATTTCTACCAATGAATGTCCCCACATGCGAGATTCCCACGCATATTGCAAAAGCTTAGTAAACCAAGCCTTATTCAACATTGCTGTAGCTTCAGGATTTGGCACGCCTTTCTCATCCATCAAGTCAAAATCACTCTCTAGCAAGGAGTTCATTCTCTTCAGCATTTCCGCAGTCAAATGCGCATCAATTAAGATGTCATTATAGATGCCGTATAACCTCGAACGATTAGGACGTTCTACATTCTCCGCAGACCTTAACGCATTAGTCCAGTCGCTAATTTGTCTACGAGCTCTAGCTGTAGTTGTTCTAATAATTGTGTCCAGAACCTTGTTAGGACGTTCTGTTAATGCTTGTTTATTTTGTTCTGCCATGATTAAAAGTAATTTTGTGATTTTGGAAGTTCAGAACCAAAGCGAAGTGGCGTTGTTGGGTCTTCCTCATTAGTTGGAAATGCGGGATTAATAAAACCATCCGCAATCTTCTCAAGATATTCAATTGCTTGATCTCTTCGAGTTGTACGAAGGTCAGGGATATTGTTGGGAACTATTAGTGCGAAAGCATCATAAAGAATCATGTCCACAAGCTTTCTCTTTAGAACGCCAATGCTTGTATTCTCTAATTCATCAAGGCACTTCTCCGCATCGTAGCGCACAGCCAAGTAAGCTTTCATTTCATCTATGGCATCGCCTTCCAAATCTTGGAGCAATGCCCATCCTTCTAAATTCAAATCTCCAACCACGTCTTCCAACTCTTCGCTGTCAATGATTTTGGAGTAATCGTTTAATGTTAATATCATAATTCTAAAATTTACGTGATGTACGTGTTCCTCCTAATCTTCCACCTTGGTGAAACGATGAACCTTTGTATCTATCGAGTTCATCAAATGCGTATTTGTCTGCATCTGGAGCATCGTCTTTTGATTTATATCCCGGCTCAATTCCTTTCAATTGCGCAATTCCTGTCTGCGTGTCATTGTGTCCTTTCAATTGCCTGTTGTAGAAAACTCTGCCGTTTTGATAGTCAGGAAGCATTTCGCACATAGCGTCATACTTATTTCCTCGTCTGCGCTCCATCTTAATCAAGTTCAAACGAAAACCTGCCTCACGTTCAACTTCTTGAATGGCGTCAAATATTGCCTCATTCCAAAATTGAGCCTCAAAACCTATTTGAACTTTCACTCCTTTAGGAAGTCTCGATTGAAAATCCTTAATCCATTGCACAGCTTCACGAACTACTGACTGCTTAACAAAGCAATCAATTAAATACTTCTTACCGTCCTTTAATCCCCAAATACGAATGGCGTTGAAGTCACTGGTCTTTGTTCCTCCATAGGCAACATCCCAAGTTCCTACAATCGCATCAAAGTGATCTATGCGTGGAAGCTTTGCCCATTGAATGTATTCGTCCTTGAACATCGTACCTTCAATGTGAGGTGTGTTGTTGTACTCCGCCAATGCTCGAATAGTTCCCATTGTCTTTTCCTGCAACTTGAAGAATTCAGCATCGTACTTATCTTTCCAAATAGGCTCGTAAGTAACAGGATCATACGCATCGACTCTGTCTTCCTTCCATTCGTCATTTCCATCAACCACAAGGTCAAATATCATTTGAGGGTGGAACTTGTTTTGAGCGATCAGTACACGCCTATTCTTATCATCCATTGTAGGTATTACAGATCTCAAGAACCATTCAGCATACTCTTTCTGTCTTGCAGGATTCTTAGAAGTATCTTTGGTTTCCCAATCATCGGCAACAATCATGTCAGGTCTATCTGCACCAACACGAAGTCCACGAGGTTCTTGCCCCATCCCTAATGCCTTAGCTTTGAATCCTGATTTCGTTACAAAGAAACCATCTTCCCAACTTCCGAGTTGCTGTTGTTTTCCAAAGTCATTGATTAGTCTTTGGTTGTTTTCAAATTCTGCTTGCAAGTCGCCCAGGAGAATCTTTGCTTTGTCTTCATTTTGTCCAATGACCACTAAGAATTGAATATCTCCATTAATCCACAACCACAACGGTAATAGCACAGTTGCCACAACCGACTTAGCATGTCCACGTGCCCATTTCAACCATGCCTTGTATGTTTTAGACCTACGCACACGGCGAGCAATGCGCACATGAAATTCAGGTGTCTCAGAATCTCCATAGTGCGGAAAGTAGTACTGAACAAACTTCTTGAAGTCATTCATATACACTTCAATTCTTTGCTTTCTGCTGGATACAGTTTCAAAAGGATCAATACCAGTATTCTCAGAAATACGCCTACAAAGTTCTTCATAGCGTTTCTGAGCCTGTTTGTCCTTCATTTTATATGCTCCTGCCATTATCTTTCTTTTACGAGTTCATTAATGAAGCTTTGCGAAAGTGTGGCGAACTTGGAAAGTTCCTTAGGTTCTGTCTTGGATAAGAATTGAATGAAGTCTTCAAATACTTCAATGTACTTGTGAATGGGTTGGTTGGATAAGATTTCAATTTCCTTTCTTAACACGCCTTTTGCATCGCTTAATTCTTTATTAGGCACGTTTCCAAATTCATCGCGAATCTTCTCATTCACTGCTTTCAATTGCGAATAAGCTTCAACCAACAATTGCGGACGAGTAACTTGGAGTGCGTCTTTCATTTTATCCCATTCACCGTCTTCTATCCATTTCCTCAAGGTCTTTTCTGTGACCTCTGCATTTGCTGCAATTTGTTTACGAGTAAAATCACTTTTTACATATAAACTCTGAGCGAGTTGCTTCTTTTCTGCCATCTTCATATTTCCAAAATTCGACATTTTAAGACCTATAAAAAAGCACTTCATTTGTATTGCTAATCCTCTGAAACCAATATGCTACACAGGGCTTACCTTTATGTTTAGAGCGTTTTTTTTAGCGAAAAAAAGCCCTCAAATTTGTTGAAACGAAAAGACAAATATGCTATTTCATTCAACAGATAATGCGGCCAAGCTATATGGAGAGATCTATTATGGAAATGGTCAATATATATCAAATCAATTGACTGAGTTCTTGAAGAATAAGAAAACGGCAACAGTTCACTTGCACACTCCAGGAGGTTCTGTCTTTGATGGAAACTTAATCTATAACACTTTAAGAGCATTTAAAGGTGATTTAACTATTGTGATAGACGGGTTAGCTGCAAGCATGGGAACGATAATCATGTTAGCGGCTAATAAGTTGAAGATTGCAGACAATGGATTAATCATGATTCATTCTCCATCTGGACGAGTTGAGGGGAATGCAAAAGATATGGAGAAATACGCTATGCTTCTCCGATCATTAGAATCTGATTTTGTTTCTCAATATTCTAAGCGAACTGGAAAAGAAGCAAAAGACATTGAGGCTTGGTTAGATGGAGATAACTGGTTTTCTTCATCATTAGCACTTAGCGAGAAGATTGTTGATGAAATTGTTGATCCATCATTATCGGACGCAGATATTTCTGCATTTCATAACATGGAGAACATTGCCGCATGCTTGGAAAATTTTGCATCAGACGAAGACCTCCAAGCACGTTTCTTCCAAGAAGAGGAGAAACCCCAAACAAGTACACCCAAAACAAATAATAACATGAAGTTAAACGCAAAGACGATTGTCGCTCTTGGATTAGAATCCGAAGCAAAAGACAACGAGATTTCTGCTGCGATTGAGAATGTTATTGCACGCAATTCTGCATTAGAGACGAAAGTCGAAGAGATGGAGAAAGCGCAGGAGACTGCCGAAGCGAAAGCAATAGAGTCTCTAATTGCAACAGCAAAAAAAGAAGGTAAAGTTACTGCCAAAAATGAAGCGCAGTTCATCAACCTAGCAAAGGCTGATTTTGATCTAGCGAAAGAGACTATCGAAGCTCTTCCTGGCAAAGAGAACCTTACTGCAATGGCAGGAGGTGGAAAGCCAAACACCCCAAATGCTGATGGCCGTGATGCATGGTCTTTCAGAGATTGGAAAGAAAAAGATTATTCAGGGCTGTTAGCGATGAAGGAGGAGGATCCAGAGCGTTACGCCAAAGTTGTTAAAACCTCAAATCTAAAGTAAGATGAAAAAGATATTCGGATTTTTACCAATCGCCATTTTGGCGTTCACAGTGACCTTCTTGACAGGTCTCCCAGTTCTAGCGGCAGGTGCTGGATTAGTTGCCTTATCGGCATTAACACCAAAAGTTGAAAGCGCAGCTTTTGCAGGCTTGAACAAAGAAATTTGGCTTGACGAAATCTTAGAGGATTTCTATGCTGATGACATGTTCTTGTCAGAAATGAAAGACATGAGTGCTTTCGTGGACAATAACACAATTAACCTCGCTGAGGCAGGCGTTGACCCTGATGTGTTGATTAATAACACAACTTATCCTGTTGCTACTAATCAACGTACAGACACTCCTATTGCATTGCCGTTGGACACTTACGATACGGAGAACACATTAGTGCGTTCAATCGAGAAAGCAGAGTTAGCTTATGACAAAGTGAAATCTGTAACTGAAGGCCATAAAAAAGCATTGCAAATGACATTTATGAAGAAAGCTGCGCATGCATTAGTGCCTTCTACAGATACTGCGTACACTCCAATTATTACAGCTACTGGAGCAGATAATGGAAATGGAAACAAACGCTTGAAATATGCTGACGTGATTAAGTTGCGTACAGCCTTCAATGATGCAGAAATTCCTGCGGAAGGTAGAATTCTAATTCTTTCTACGCAACACCAAGAAGATTTGGAGTTGGAAGATGTAGACAGATTCAATCGTGTGATGGAAAAAGGAGACTTGCTTGGATTCAAATTATATTTCTTAGCTGAGAGAAGATTGCCACGTTACAACAAAACGACTGGAGCAAAGGTAGCATGGGGTGCAGCAGATACTCCTGCAACTGATGTACACGCTTCATTTGCTTTCCATAAGGATGAAGTGATGAAAGCGAAAGGTACTGTTGACTTGTTTTCAAGAATCAATGACCCATCAGATCGTGGAGATGTTATTGGTTTCCAAATGCGTGGTCTTTCTATGCCGATTAGAAACAAAGGAATTGCAGCGATCTATTCGCCAGCGGCATAATATTAAACCCAAACCCAAGATAGAAAGAACGAGCCATGAATAAGCCATTAATCATATTAGACGCAGGACATGGGGCTTTAGACCCCACAACTGGCAAGTATGTTACTCCAGGCAAAGCATCTCGTCATGAGGTGGATGGCTCGTTCTATTACGAAGGAGTTGGAAATAGAGTCTTTGCTCGAGAATGGGCGAAGACCTTAAGAATATACGGTTATGAGGTTGAATTTACGGTATGTCCTTCCGAATGGAGAGACGTGCCACTTCATGAGCGTACAAAGAGAGCAAACGATCTTTCTCGCAATAGAGATGCAATTCTATTCTCTATTCATTCTAATGCAGCGAAATCTTCCACAGCTCGTGGACATGAGGCTTTCACTTTCTACGGAAATACAGAAGCGGACATCATTGCAGATTTGTGGCTGAAAGGCTTCGAGGAGAAGTTTCCAGACGTGCCATTGCGTACTGATCTGTCGGACGGCTACCTTGGAAAAGAAGCCAACTTTGCAGTAGTGAGAGATACGGTGTGCCCAGCTATTCTTATCGAGCTTGAATTTCACACGAACGACGATGGCGTGCGCTTATTGCGTGATCCAAAGTTTCAATGTGAAACAGGAGTTCTTTTGGCTGAAACCCTTAATAAGTATCTAGATGATGTCACACACTAACGAGATTATAATATCGGCAGTTGGGGTAATAACTACCGCTGCAGGTTGGATGTTAGGCGGACGTCAAGCATCAAGACGAAGCGACACAGGCGTTGTAAGCGATGGAGCAGAGCAGCTAATTAAGACCTCACAGGGTTTGCTTGATTATTTGACCGCTCAAAGAGAACAGGCCGAGAACGAGAAAAGCAATTGCCAAGCAGAGTTGCAAATTCAAAAGTTTGAAACAGAGAAGCTAAAACTAAGAGTGCAAACTCAAGAGGCTGAAATGGAAAAGCTCAAATTAAAAATACAAAGAATTAAAGAACAATGAGATATTTAACTTTCATAGTTGCCATGATTACGGCGTTGTCAATCTCCTCTTGCAAGCTGACAAAGAGCATAGACAAGACGAAGGAGACAACGCTGGATCATCGGGATTCTACCTCTTACACAAAAGAGGTGGTCCTAGACACAATTGTGATTAAAGAAAGACAGGATAGTTTGAATATCTCAATAGAAGACTTGAAGAAAATCGGAGAGATTAAACGCTCTTCAAAAGGCGTTCAAACCCACATTAAATACATGAATGACAGCATAACTGCAACTTGTATTTGTGATGAGATTAGTCAATTGGTAAAATCTACCATTGAACGTGAATTCCAAAGTCTCAAAAGAAATCAAGAAGTAATACAGCAAGAAAGCACCAAAGAGGTGGTGATTGAAAGGGATTGGACAACCATTCTTATTCTATCTGGATTGCTGATATTCTTCGTTTTATTCATCATTTTAAAAACAAAGTTATGGTAGAAAATCATAAAGAAATATTAGAAGGCTTTTTTAAGCACTACCCGAAAGAGAACGAATGCGTTATCACATCAGACGGTCAAATATTTGAAAGGGAAGCTGCTATCTGGGCACAACGCCATGCAGATCACAACGGTTTGAAAATCGAAATCATTAAGAGATCAGAATTGGATGTTGAGGTTGACACTTCAAAGGAAACTCCAGAAGCTCCTGCAATCGAAGCTCCAAATTTGAAGCGAATGAAGAAAGCAGAGTTGATTGATTTCGCTAAGGAAAATGAAATCTCAATTGATGAGCAAGCAACGAATGCAGAAATTACTGAAACAATTCAAACATTCTTGGACACACCTTTCAATCCTGATTCAATTCAAAATGAAACGGATGAAACGGCCGATTCAGGAGCTGAGGAAGCTGACGATTCAGAAGAACACAAACCAACAAATTCATAAGATATGGCTTTGAACGACGTAAATATTAATAAAACCCGTGGAGGACTCGGTAGACGAGAGCCAGCCACGGACATGATTAGCGGATTAATCGCTAATGGTGTCGCTGTTGTAGGCGGTGCGCAATTAGACATTGTGTACATGCTTTCAAGCGTAAAAGAAGCAGAAGATATTGGTCTTGATGCTGACTACGACACAACAAACACAGTGCTTGTATATGAGCACATAAAAGAGTTCTTCCGTGTGAATCCTGATGGAGTACTTCACTTATTGTTGAAGGCACAAGCGACAACTTACAAAGAGTTGACTGAGGAACTACCAACGCTTACAGATGCGGCGGATGGAGATATTAATCAAGCGGCTATCGCTTATAACCCTTCAATAGCAGTAACAGACACAACTGAATTGTTAGCGGCAATTGCAGAGGCTGAAATTCAAGCGAAGACACTGTATAATGGTCACAAGCCTATCCTTGTAGTATTGGAAGGAAAAGGATTTGACATTACCAACCCCGACGATTTCAGAGCATTGAATGCCGAGAATGTTGCGGTAATGGTTGGTCAAGATTATTCAGTGGCACAAGTTGATGACACTTATGCAGCTGTTGGAACAGCACTTGGTGCAATTTCAAGAGCTGGCGTACATGTAGGAATTGACTACGTGAGTGATTTCAATATGTTAGGAGGTTCACTTTCCATCGCTTCAATATCGAATACCAAATTAAGTGCGTTGTCAGTTTCGCAACTCAATACTGCCAACGATAACGGAGCGATTTTCTTTCGCAAGCACGTAGGAATTGCAGGTATCTATTTCAACGACACGCACACTTGTACAGCGGTAACGGAAGACTATGCCTACATCGAGAACAACCGAACGGTCAACAAAGCAACTCGAATTGTAAGAGCGACATTGTTGCCTGATCTAGGTTCTCCAGTTGCCGTTGACCCAAATAGCGGTGAGCTAGATGCAACTTTTGTAATGGCTATGAAAGCCAAAGTAGACAAAGCCATCACTGAGCAGATGCCAGGGGAATTGTCAGGCTTCACTTTCTACATTGATCCTGCGCAAGATGTTCTCGCAACTTCATCCATAGACACGCAATTGTCACTTATTCCTCTTGGAAAAGCAAGAGAGATTAACGTAGACATTGGATTCACTAACCCAAATAATTAAGAGATATGGCACAACCATTCATTAACGGCGTACAGCCATCGTGGGGTTCAATTAAGGTGAACATGCTCTCACGTACTTTGACAGGAATCAAGTCTATTGACTATTCCGACACGCAATCGAAAGAGCATATCATGGGCGCAGGAAATCATCCTGTAGCTCGTGGAGATGGGAATTTTGACCCTCAAGCATCCTTTGAACTCTTAGAATTCGAGAAAAGAGCACTCGAAGCTTCTTTGGCTCCAGGACAAAGATTGCAGGATATTCCTCCATTCGACATCGTGGTAACATTTCAACCCAAGAACCAACCATTGTTAAGAACTGATATTATTAGAAATTGCCAGTTCAAAAGCAACGGAATAGCAGTTACACAAGGAGACACGGAAATCTCTCACACGCATGAAATGATCACCAGTCACATTGACTGGAATGTACAATAATAATTTAAAGGCGGTCGTAATGATCGCCTTTCAACACAAACAACTATGGCAAAAGAATTAGCAGAAAAAAAGAAAGAATTAGAAATCGTTGGAAAGGCAACTGAAGGCGAAATGAACAAATGGAAAGCGAAGTATCCAGGGAAGAATCAAATCAAAGTATTTGAGGTAATTGACGATGGAAAGAAGCATTTGGCTTACTTCAAGAAACCTACATTGGAATTAATGCAAGCGGCAGATGCTGCGCACGCTGACGATTATGTTGCAAAGAACAACTATTTGCGTGAGAACTGTTATCTCGGAGGTTCGGAAGAATTCTCAACAGATGATGAGTTCAGTTTAGCATTAGACACTGCTGTTGCACGTAGTTTCAGAATTCTAGTTGGAACAGTAAAAAACGCATAAACTCTTCCTCTATTCCAAATGAGGAAGGAAAGGCTGACATTAGGAAACTGGGCGTTTTAATTCGTTCGGAGTTTGGTCTAGACCCAATGTCATTAACAGAGGAGGAGTTTTCACAACGAGCGGCAGATGTCCTGTGGCTCAATCAACACAAATACTCCGAACAAAAAGCGGCAGTGAGAGATGGAGCTCTTGAGGCCTACAAAATTGTAATTGAAGCAAGAAAGAAATGAGCGATGCAAGGTTCACCATAGATGTTGAGGGTAATGTTTTCAAAGCATTAGACGATATTCGAAAGGATACCGACAAGCTAAAGAAAGGCGTTACTGGCATAGAAGAGTCTTCCAAGAAGGCTTTCTCTGGTATGAAGCGCCATATCCAAAACATTTCTTTCGTTTCTATTACTCAAGGTCTTGAGAATGTTACAAGATCATTAGCAGATATTGCGGGGCCAGGACTGCGTTTTGAATCTTCCATGGCAGAGGTTGAAGCAATGACTGGATTAACAGGAAGCGCATTAGATGATCTTGGTAAGAAAGCTCGAGAAAATGCTAAGATATTCGGAGGAGATGCAGCAGACTCTGTTGAAACATTCAAACTTATCTTAGCACAGTTAGGACCAGAACTAGCCAACACTCCCGACATGTTGAATATGATGTCTCAAAACTCTGAGCGATTAGCGAAAATGATGGGTGGCGATGTGGTTGGTGCTACGAATCTGTTAACCACTGCGATGAATCAGTACAATGTGGATCTAACCAACGCAGCAGATGCTAATAAGGTAATGAGTGAGATGATGAACGCAATGGCTGCATCAGCTGATGCAGGTTCTTCTGAATTGCCAGTACTTCAATCTGCGGTTATGAATGTTGGAGCTGATGCGATGCGGGCTAACATTTCGTTCGAACAAATGTTGAGTTCAATACAGTTACTTGACAAAGCAGGTAAGAAAGGTGCTGAAGGTGGTATTGCATTGCGAAATGTTATCACAACATTGAATCAAGGTCGGTTTTTGCCACCAGATGTTCAAGAAGAGTTAGCCAGAGCTGGTGTGAGTGTTGATTCATTGAGTGATAAGTCTTTATCTTTTACCGACAGATTAAGAAATCTTGAAGTGATTGGCAATGACTCTGCATTGATGTCTAAATTATTTGGGCGTGCAAATGCTGCAGCCGCACAATCTTTGTTGCAATCTGTAGATGCTCAGGACGAAATGACAAATGCCATTACTGGTACTAATACAGCATTTGATCAAGCGGCAATTATGATGGATACAGGTGCAGAAAAACAAGCACGAATGAAAGCGTCAATCGATGATTTCAAAGTGTCTGTCTTTAATGCTACAGGTGGAGTATTCGCTTATTTAGAACCTATCTCAGACGTTGCTCGTCAAATGTCTGCATTTGTACCAATAGCAAGTGCGGCAGCTTCAGGTATTAAGTTTTTAGGGAAATCAAAGTTGGCAGCTGCAATTGCAACTAAGGCTGTGACTGCAGCGCAATGGTTATGGAATGCAGCAATGACAGCCAACCCTATTGGCTTAGTGATTACAGGTGTTGCAGCATTAGCAGCAGGGGCTTATGCATTGACACGTGTTTTATCCTCGTCTACCTCTGCCCAAGAAGCTGCAAACGAAGTTCATGAACGTGCGGTTGATATTGCCTCCGAAGAAATTGCAGAAACAACTATTCTCACCAATAGAATTAAGGCTGCAAAGAAAGGTACTGATGAGCGTAAGAGAGCTATTGCAGAGTTAAAAAGAGAATACCCTGAATTGCTCAAGATGTACACTGAGGAGCAATTGACAAATGAAAAGATTGACGAGATTCAAGGTAAGATTGCGGACAATGCAATGTTACGTGCGAGGAAAGAAGTTGCTGCGGAAATTTACAAGGAGAAACTTAAGGAGCAAATACAAGCAGAGCAAAAGGCTCCAGGTTGGTATGAAAAACTGATAGCATTTAATTCTCTAGGTATTATTTCCTCTGAGGATGTTAAAGGTGTTCAAGTTAACGAGTTAGCAGCTGAGGCTAATCTTGCGCTTCAAGAGTCTCTTAAGGCAGATAAGGCTTTCAATGACGCTGGATTATCAAGTCATAGAGGCAGCAGTGTTAGCAAGAAAGAAGTGGGTAGTTTTAATACAAACTTAGATACTGGTGCTGGAGGTGGTGCAACAGTACCCACCCGTGACAAAGTTATCCAGGGCACAGGTGGAGAAATGAAAACTATTAACGTTCGCATTGAGAACCTAGTAAAGAATATAACATTAAGCACAACCAACCTCAAAGAAGGTACAGGAAAGATTAAACAACAAGTTACTGAGGCGATGGTCGCAGCAGTAAGAGATTTTGAAGTCGCAATGTAAATGTAATGGCAGTAAGAAAGTACAACATACCAGAATTAGTAACGAAGTTGGCAGGAGATGTCAATTATCGTCCTGAAGTGGCGTATGCATTACAAGCACTAATGCAGTCAACGAATCGAATTGATTATAATACGGCTTTGAAAGAAGTTACAGATATAGTCAATGGTTATGAATCTATTCCTGCACAAGACAGAAAGGATTATGGAGAGAGCTCCAATCTTGCAGGCGTGCCTCTCTTCCAACCAATGACTTTGAGAGTTGAAGGAGAGGATGATCTATTTCTTGAATCTGCGGTTATTGACATCACAATGCCTCGCAATATTGTAGAAACTATCATAGATGGCCGAGACAGCTCGGTGAAGGAATTCATTAATAACGGAGATTTTGAAATCAGCGTGAGTGGCATGATCTGCAACACATCTTATGGCTATCCTTTGGAGCAAGTTGTCAATTTTATGAAATTCATGAAAAAGGAATCTACCTTGGAAGTAGATCACGAGGTATTGAATGCGCTAGGCGTGTATGAAATTGTGATCATGCAACCAACACTTCAGAAAACGCCATACATTAATTGTCAGCAATATTCGTTCACAGCGAAGAGCGATGTGCCTTTAGAATTGAACGCAAATGAATTAAGCAATTTGACGCAGTAATGAAAGTAACGCAAGTACATATCACCATTGGTCAATTCACTTTTGATTACGTTCACAAAGCTGAGATTATAAGCGGTTGGGAATCCTTAACCGACACTGCAGTTATTATGTTGCCTGCTAATTTGAAGTTGGATAAGAACAAACTCAAAGACTTGATTAAGAAAGGCGATGCTGTAACCATCAGTTACGGTTATAAGCCAAACATGTACTTGGCATTCGAGGGTTTTGTATCTGCAGTTAAACCAACTATTCCAATAGAAATTGAATGTGAAGATTTAATGTGGAAATTGAAGCAATTGCAAATCAATGACGTTGCGAAAAATGAAACTATCAAATCATTCCTGGAGAGAAATCTTCCAGACTTCGAAATTGATGCATTTGATATTGATTTACCAAGGTTCATCGCTTCCAAAATATCTGCAGCTAAATTGTTAGATCAGATTAAGTCCGATTTTGGATTGCGTTCATTCATTAGAAATGGCAAGATCACGGTTGGAAAACAATATGATCCTGAATTTGCAAAAGAGCACTTTGTTGTTTTGAATGAAACTGTCAAGGAGGATGATTTGGAATACAAATCAAAGGAAGATGTGAAGGTTAAGGTTGCAGCTATTTCTAATATGGCAGACGGTACAAAACACGAAATTGAAATTGGCGACCCTAACGGAGACTCGAAGACATTAAACTTTTATAACATTCCTGTAAGCCAATTGAAAAAGCTTGCAGAAAAGGAAGCGGAACGATTAATATATGACGGTTGGCGTGGTGGCTTAACGCTATTTGGCGAGCCATTTGTCCGTCAAGGCGACATCTTAACGATACAGGACAATGAAGACAGCGATAAAGTAGGAAGCTACTGGATAGACAAAGTGAACTATTCAATTGGAGTTGATGGTCACCAACAGGAAATAACATTAGGAGCGAGAACATGAATTTGAGAGATGCCATATTAGCGATAGTTGAGCCAATGTTAGGAGCTCAAGTTTTCACGGGAAAAGTGACAGACTTCGATTCGAACGACTGGACATTGACATGCGATGTTGATGATTTGGAGTTGGATGGTGTTCGTGTGAAGTCAGTGATCAATACAAATGTTACTGGAATTCTCGTTGAACCGAAAATAGGCAGCGAGGTATTGCTAGCGAAGATTGAGAATAAGAAGGAGGCACTCGTTGTATTGAAATTTGACGATATCGTTAAGTATCGTTTAAACGCTGATAAAATAGAGTTTAATGGAGATGATTATTCAATTGTAAAAGCAGAAGAGCTTCAACAGATCATGGCAACGAATAAAGCGTTTATTGATGCATTTAAGAGTTCACTCTCTACGCCAATAAATGAACCAGGCAATGGAAGTCCTTCAGCATTTCAAGCAGCATTGAATGCGTCACTAAGTTCTTTAGACTTCAAGGACGGAACAGGAATCGAAAACAAAAACATTAAACATGGCTAAAGATTTTGTATTAAAAGATGGCGACCTTCAGATAAGAGGTGGAGATTTCGTGGTTGACGAATCAGATCAGCAACATGTTGAAGATTTGCTTCTTGCCCACAAAGGTGAATATACACAAAACCCCGTGTTGGGAATTGGCATAAGTTCCTATTTGCGTGCTCCAGTAGATGCAAGGATAAGACAGAAACTCGAGCGTGACATTAAGCTACAAATCGAAGCAGATGGTGGTAAGAATGTTAGCGTGAGCGTTGGCAGCATTGATAACATTGAAATATCAGCGAGATATGACGAAGATTAAAGTACAGGACAACCAAACGATATTTGACATCGCATTGATGTACACAGGATCAATAGATACTGTTATGGACATCTTGTTGCATAACGGAAAGGTTGATGATACATTGTACGTGAATGAGATACTTGTGATTCCTACGGTAATAAATCAGGCAATAGTGGATTATATCTCCAAGAATAAAGTAGTAATGACAACTTCAACTTTTGAATTAGACTTAAAAGGAGTCTTTTCAGAAGAGGTTTTTTCAATTTTAGTATTCAGTTAAATAAAAATAGATATGGCACAAAACAACATTAGACCATACGGAGGTAAGAAATATACAGAGCAAGAGACATCTGATTTCATTGATGAAGTTAAGAATAGAACAGATAGCGCACAAAATGGATATGACTCAATCGATGATTTAGCAACTAAGGTAAAGACTGTTGAGACAGGTGTTATAACTCTCGGAGATACATTAGACGCGGCTATTTTTGAATCCGTTAAAGTCTATGATTCACTTGCAGATGCGCAAGCAGTAGACCCAAAACCTGCCGATGGAACTGTATTTCAGGTATCAGAAGCAACAGACTCCAATAATGCAGGATACTATAGTTTTCAGAGTTCAGAACCAGGGGGTACAAGGTTTGAGAGATATAATCTAACCCCTGAAGATATAGGAATTGAAACTATAAATGCTGGAACTAATATTTTAGAAGAAATACAAGGCATCCCAGTAACTAATACTGAGATATGGGGAGAGGGGTTTTTGAGGGACAATGGAATTCCATTTGCGGGTTCTGGATGGTATTACTCTAAAAATTTCATAAAAGCCTACCCAGGTTTATATGAGGTAAATATACGGTTAACAGGTAATGCAAGAATCATAGCTTACGATGCTAATTACAATATAGTAGATGTAATTTCTAATGAAACAAATCCCACAGTTTATATTTTTCAAATACAGTTGCCTGCTAGTACTGAGTGGATAAAAATATCTCATAACGATGTAGATACAAGCTATTTACGTGCAGATTTTTTACAAAATGCAAATATCCCTACAAACAATGTTTTTACAACTCCTATATTTGTCAACTTAAAAAAGGAAGAAACTAAAGAAGAACTAGGATTCCTGAGGAAAGCGCCAGGCACTAATTTTCTTCAGGAATTGGCGGATTCACAGATAACAGATACTGAAATATGGGGAGAGGGGTTTTTGAGGGACAATGGAATTCCATTTGCGGGTTCTGGATGGTATTACTCTAAAAAATATTATAGAATAGAGCCTGGGGAATATGAAATGTATATTCTTTTTTCAGGAAACGCCAGGGTGCTGCTATATAATGCTGATTACGAGCTCGTTTCTAACATAGAGAATGTTTCTGACCCTGTAGCCTATTATTTCCCGTCGGTAATTATTCCTGAAAATGTAAGATTCATTAGAATTTCAATTAATACTTCGAACCCCTCTACAACCCGCATAAACAATAAAAATGAGGTAATACAGAAAGAATCTCCATTTTCTACGACAGGAGGGGTAAAGAATAATTCTACTATTCCGTTGAATGGGAAAAGTATAATTACAACGATATCTAGAGTGTTCAGGGATGCTAATCCAGCCAAGCCAAGAATACCTATGGTTTCCTTTATCTCAGATGATGGACACGTACTTAATGACGATTGGTATGTTCCAATGTTAGATTCTAAGGAAGTTAAATCTTCATTCGCTATAATCACAGGTAGATTTGGAGACCCTAATTATTATACCAAGGAAAGGATAGTGGAGTTATCAGCATTAGGACACGACATTGCTGGTCACACACATAACCATTACTATACAGGTGATTTACCGCTTCCAGAACAAGAGTTTGAATTACAGAGATGTAAAACAGAACTGGCAGCCATAGGAGAAAAAGCAGAGATGTTCGTTGCGCCTTTTGGTTCAAGAACCTTTGACACGGATAGAATTGTGAGAAAATATTATAGAACTGATTTCATTTCGGTTGACGATAGTGAAATAGCGGCAGGGACTTGCGCCAATGTTCCTCCAATCGAAAGTTATAAATTAAAGAGGGTGAAATTCGATGCAGGAGCGAATGAAGTTTCAAGACTTCAAGTTTGTAAGGATGCCGTCGATGTAGCAATAGCGACAGGAGGATGGCTGGTCTTCGCAATTCACCCCCAATATCCCGAATACCAACCAAGTAACAACCCATCAGGATATGGAGAAAGAAGACAGGAATTATCCGACTTGATTGATTACATACAATCATTAGAAGTACCTATTCTAACAGCCAAACAAGCCTATAACCTCTATAAAAATCCTGTGGAGTTAGGAAATGTAGGTTTAGATACTAATTACTATGTAATAGGTATGGATGGAACAGAAGAAGGGAACTATTTTGATTAAATAAAAGGGGTTGCCCTAACAAAGCAGCCCAATTACTACAACCTTATAAGATGATTGAGGATGAGGAAACGGAGTTTTGAAGACATATAACGAAATTAATAAGGTAACATGAGAACAACAGATATTTACAACGAAATACTAGACGAGAAGTCTAACTATACAGAGCTTAATGATCTACAGCCAAGCATCGACGATTCACAGCAATTGGCGGATGATCTTAACACCACCTCCAAGGTTGGTGTTTGGCGATTATTTGTTTGGATTATTGCGTCAAGAATTGCAGACCTACAGAATCTATTCACACAGCACAAGAATGCGGTTGAACAGAGATCTCGAGAACTCGTACTAGGTAACCTACCGTGGTATCAAAAGAAAGCTTTAGAGTTTCAGTATGGTCATGCATTAGAATGGAATGCAACGACCTTGCAATATGAATATCCTACAGAAGATGCTGCTTCACGAATAGTCAAGTTAGCTTCAGCTAATGAAGGTGTTAATCGTGAGGTTATAATTAAAGTTGCAGACTTGCAAGGCAATACACCGACACAGCTTACACAATCACAACTTGATGCGCTTAATGCATATCTTGATAGAATTAAATTTGCAGGTGTGAATGTAACTGCAGTGTCTCGTCCTGCAGATTTATTTAAGGTAGACTTAAAAGTCTACTACGATCCGTTGGTGATGGCCAGTGATGGTTCTTTAATTTCTGATTCATCAGTATTTCCAGTTGAGGATGCAATTAACAACTACCTAAAGAACTTACCATTTGATGGTGTCTTTTCAGTTACTGAAATGATTGATCAAGTTCAATTGGCAGATGGGGTTGCTAATCCTTTATTTGTGAATGCAGCAGCAAAATATGGAGGTTTTGCATATCAACCAATAACAGACTACTACAACGCCAACGGTGGTTATTTAGAAGTGGACGCTGCTCATCCTCTTAATTCATCAATTAACTATATAGCGCAATGATATTAATAGATGTAGACGAAAGGAACGAAACTAACTTGCCTATTTCCAAGAGGAAGTATATCAATATTGCATGGCTGAAATTCTTAAGTAAGCCTATTAGACGTATTCTAATGGAATATTACTCGCATCGAAAAGAGAACGAATTGCTTATTCATATGAATGGGCAGGTCATATACTTGGAACACATTTTGAATCACTATTTTGATCCTGCTCAGAGAGGAATATACATTCAAGATGCTACCGATGTGGAAAAAGCCACGGTATTGTACAACAAGATTGAAGGAAATGAGAAAACATACATATACAATGAATCTGAGAACACTCAGGAGACATACCTATTTAATCAACAAGAACTGCAGAGTTGGCCAGACTTTGTAGTTAACATTCCAAACAACATAACTTTTGATGAGCCAAGGCTTAGAGCACTAATAAACAGATATAAATTAGCAAGTAAGAATTATATAATTGAAATAATATAAAATCATGAAAACATTAAATATTAACGCAAATGGGGGGATGCCAATATATGTGGACGACCTCCGTTTTATCGACTCTATATATAGAGAAGCATTTGAGGCTATTATGAAGCCTATTGCAGAAAACAACAATGTCGTTATTATCAGTGGATGCTCACGAAGTGTTACATCTGGCACGGTGACAGTTGATTCTGGATGGGTTTTATATAATGGAGAGGTTGTTAGGGTTAATCAACACTCATATCCAGAAGCTACCGGTTCAGATAACGAATATTGGACTATTGCAACTGTAGATGTGCCTGGGGGACATAGAGACTATTTTGATGGATCAGATCACGAGGCTTGGCGAGAAAAAATAGCTTTAATAGAGGTTGGAGTAAGTGTGCCTCCTAATTCATTGATTTATTCTCAAACAAAGTCATATTGGCAAGCAGTTAAGAGAAGAATAACGCCATACAAGAGCATCAAAGGGTTCTTTATTGACGGTGTATTTACGGAGGAGTACAATGATACTGGAGAGATAATAACTTTCACAGCCTCTCCATCTTATCTGTTTTATGATTTCGAGAGTATTAATCCTATTTTTTTAAATAAAAAAACAGCAATAATAGTAAGTGGAATAGGGCAATTACAAGCTGATTCTAACTTAACCGTAACAGGTGGTCGAAGAATTAGCGACACTAAGATGCGAGTAACTGTAATGACATACTTTGATGTAACAGGTCTAGCTTCGGCAAACAACGTAGTTACTGGAAGTCCATTATACGGAGAGCCTGTATATGTTGAGATTAAAATCTTTGACTAAAGAAGGATAAGAAGGCCCCGCTATACCTGCTCCCCAGCAAATATAAAAAGCACAATACATGCACGAGACCTTCTTTAAGGTCAAATTCGCACGTGTTGTGCTTTCTTATTTACTGGGGAGTGCTACAAATATAGTTAAAAAGTATAGTGAAATGAAAATTAAAAAAAGAAAAACACCGATATCCTACTATGGAGGTAAACAAACAATGTTACCCAAATTACTACCGTTAATACCTGAACACAAAGTGTATGTTGAGCCATTCTTTGGAGGCGGAGCTTTGTTTTGGGCTAAAGATCCATCCGATGTAGAAGTAGTAAATGATCTTAATGGTCAAGTCATGAATTTTTACAGCGTACTAAAACGCAAACCTGAAGAACTCAAAGAGCTTGTAGATTCAACTCCGTACGCACGAACAGCGTATAAACAGGCTTTAGTTGTGTATAACGCACCGTATCTCTTTGATGAGTTAACAAGAGCATGGGCGTTTTGGACGGTTACTATACAAGGGTTCAGCAATAAGATTGGCTCTTGGAGATGTGCCCAAAATCGAAATAAAGAGGTTATTCTTCTTGAGAATAAAAAGGAGCTAATTAATGAAGTCACCTCTGATAGATTGAAGCTTGTTCAGATAGAGAGTAAAGATGCTGTTCAATTAATAAAGAGGCACGACCATGAAGATGCATTCTTTTATTGTGATCCTCCTTATGTGGATAGCAATCAAGGTCACTATGGAGGCTATACTCAACAGCATTTTGACGAGTTGTTAGAATGTCTATCCAATATCAAAGGGAAGTTCTTATTGTCTAGTTATCCTAATGAGTCATTGCTTGAGCATTCAATAGCAAACGGATGGAGCACCAAAGGCAACTATATGCACCTGAGCGCATCGAATCAGAGTGGTAAGCGTAAACTTGAGATGTTGACCGCTAATTATGATATTAGTAAGGTTTAAACAGTGTTTAATGTGTCTTTAATCGAATCGTGCTATTTTTGTACGATTCGATTTTTAAATTTGTACAGTTCGATTTTGCGATTATAGTTCGAAGTCCAAGCAATAAACATTCAAAAAATAATCAGCATAGGATATCTTAAAACAATTCTATTTCCTATCTTTGCAATCCCAGTTTTTGCCCAGGTGCTGAAATTGGTAGACAGGCATGGT